ATAATAGAAGATAATACAATTCCTATAATTGCATACTGCTTTATATCTGGTTTTTTATTTCCAAAATTGAAATTAAACATAAATGGGGAGAGATAACCCTCCCCACTATTTATTCTATTGTGTCAAACTTCTGCTAGGATCAGTCGGTTGGCATAATTATAAGCAAAATCAGTTCTTGCTCCTTTATGTCCCCACCCCAACCAAGAATACGCTAAACGCATATAATATTCAATAGGTTTTCCTGGAACTTTCAATCTATCTTCAATACCTCGCCATTGTGGTTCAGTAATAATATAACGAAGTTGAGTATCAAGTGTAGAAGGGTCTCCACCAATACGAGCAGCAAACTTACCAAGACCATTATATCTTGGAGCATCGGTAAATTGAATCAATCCATAACCACCACTCCTACAAGCACTATAAGACACTCTAGCACCACCTTCACAGATATTAGGAGTGAAGGTAGATTCTTGTCGGATATTGCCCATAATGGTTGCTAGGGCGTTTTTGTCAGTGATTCCTCGTTTCTGTAAGAATTCCAGAGTACGGGACTCATTAGTATTACATCCTTTACAAACTAATCGTTTTACTTTAGGTTTTTCGGGAACAACCTCTTTGGTCTCTGTCTCTTGAGTAGGACCTTCAGGAATAATTGCAAATGGTGCTTGTACTGAAGATGTTGCCATACTCGGTGCTGGCAGTGTTGCCGCTGATGTTGCAACCGCACCTAAAAGAGCTACGGTTACATTTGTTAGGTTTTTAAGCATTAATTTTAATTGAATTCGGCATCCGTTTAGAAAGGGGGTACACCCAACCTCTCGGAGGGCACTTTCCACGGCTCTAGGTGTCACGTCAATGACTCATAGTAAAAAACCCACCATTTGAGTGGGTCTACGCATTATAAGTGATTATTTAGGATCTGTCAATACTCCGATTCTTCGGTCTCCTCTACCTCCTCGGCAGGGTCAGATTCGGGAAGAGTTACGCCAATTTGAGTAAGATACTCAATTGCTCCCTGAACTTTAAGTAGAAGTTCTCTTTTCTCAGTCGTTTCCTGAGAAAGAGACTGCCTTTGTTGAAGTAAATTAATGAGATGTTCTTGTTGTTCAGTCATAATTTTAAATAAAAATTCGTTTTATTTATAATGAGTCAATAAATACATTATACTACAAAATCGAAAAATGTCAAAGTCACCAAATAAGGGTAAAAAAGGTTCTGCTGGTGGCAAACAACCCAAACAAAATCAGGGTAATGCGACTGCCAAAAAAGCAAAGAACGGTGGTAAGAAAAAGTGAGGTATTATGCCAAGAGAATGGAATACTCCTCATAGAGAACCTTGGAACACACCGATACATAACATTCTGAAGGCAATTGACAATCACACTCAAGAATATTTCAGAAGTGGTGATATTTGGCATCTAGAAAAAGCAGATATGTTGAGAACTTATCTTCACGAACTTAAAACTTGGATTCATAATCAAGAAAAAAAATGATAGAAATAATTTGGGCGATCATGGTTTTTTTAACTATAGGTCTATTCGTAACTTCCGCATTTCTCTACTATATAATCGGAATATATTACGATAAAATAAAAGATGTATCAATACAAAGTAAAGAAGGTCAAAAGAATCATTGATGGCGACACAATTGATCTTGATATTGATTTAGGTTTTGGTGTAACTCTAACTCACAGAGTTCGTCTTAAAGATGTGAATGCTGCTGAAACTAGAACCTTAAATGCAGAAGAAAAGTCCAAAGGTTTAGTAGCAAAAGAATGGTTAAAAAAAGAACTCTCCCGTGAAGGAGAGTGGATTATTGAAACAACAAAGGAAGATAAGTATGGAAGAATACTTGGAACTCTTTATTTTGTAGGTGATCCGGTCACAATCAATGAAAGAATGTTAAATGAGGGTATTGCTGGTCCTTACCTATGATTTTCTCCAAAGATCTCCTTCTGCCTTTCTCCTTCTTAACAATCCTTTCTCCACTTTACTTCCAGGATTGCGATAAAGTTCTAAAGCAGCAGGAACATCACCCCATCTCTTTTCCTTAAGTGCTTTGGTTATGGTATTAAAATTGGAATGCCCGTAAAAATCAGCACCAAGATTATAAGCAAAAGATAAAAGTGCTCCTTTTTGATTCTCATTCATCTCATTCCAATGGGGAATTTTTTTTAGTGAAGGAAGAAATTGATTTCTAATTTGATGCTCAAGTAATTCATCAGCATATTTTTGAGTAATTGTTCTGCCAAGTTTAAATGGTTTTTCATTAAAATCCTTGGTGCTTCCCCACCCTATTGTAATAGGCAGTCCTCCTGTGTGCGGATCATTATAGGAATATAAAAAACATCCTTCAAATTCTTTAATTAATTTAACACCAACCAAAGGAATTTCATCGATTGGTGATTCTACTTTTTTACATTAAAGATTCTTCCCCATCCAGTCTTATCTTTTCCTTTCTCTAACCAACGATACATCAGATCAGACTTCTTATAAACGGCACCCTTGCCATTTGTTACAGGTCCAGTATATCCATCATTCAGAGAACCATAAGGATCATTTACAACATAATCTTCACCTTTCTTACCAATCACTACACATATGTGCCCACCAGTAGGAGCAGATAAAGAACCCCTGTGGAGTATACCAATAGCAACGGGTCTGCCAGCAGCAAGCTCACGATCAAGGTCAGCGAAACCAAGATTATACCTAAACTCAGAATTAACTCCATAATCCTTAAGAACAAGAGTCTGTACTGAGTGGTCGGTTGTATCACCGATGGCAAATACTTTTTGAATGTATGCATCATCGCCTTTGGACCCTTTTAGAGTGCCTGGTTTAAAGTATTCTAGACACATCGCACAAGAAGATGAATTACAGGTTCTATTTGCGTCTCTATAATTATCTGTCTGTGGATAATAAGGAACTGAGAGAACACCAGGAACTGTTGGTTTTGTTCTGTAAATACGAACCCAGTTTGAAGTATCATCAATCAAATCTGGATTCTTATTTGCAAGATCCACTTCAAGTTGCTCTACTGCAGCAATATGCTTTGGATTATTTTCATCAAAATTCTTGAAAAAATTGTGAAGGTCTATTCGCATTTTAATCTCCTATGTATTCTAGTGAAAAAATATCATGTTTTAGAATGTCTGGATTCAACCATTCACTAAATTCAGATTGAATCGCATATGCATCATCAATATCCATTTCACTCAAATAATGAATACGATCAATTGCCCAATCATGGGATTGACGAAGAGTTTGTTCCAAAGTTACCATAATCTTTTCTTAAATAGCGTCCTAGAATATTACTATTGTAGTATGCTGGCGACCCATCGTCAAGGGATTCTCTCAATACATTATTTAGAAAAAGTTGTCTTGTTTCTTCATAATTACAATCCCCTTTTGTTTTATGAAGACTTATGATTTCTCTATTGAAAAACTCTTTACCATACTTTTTAATATCTTCTTTCAACTCAGGACAAGAACCATAATACTTTTTCCAATCTGATTCTTGTTTTACTCTTCTCTTTTTTCCTGGAGGAGTTCTAAAAGACCAAAAATATTTTCTACCCCAATATCTACGATTAGTTTTGTTTGAAGATATAAGATATACAAACCCAAAATAATCTTCAATATGATGAGACTCAAAAACTTCTCCATTGAATCTCCAAGGATTCTCATAGCTCATAAAGTAATCTTAAAGAGCTATTATTTATCTTCAACGGAGACAAACCTAGTCTAGCAATAAAAAAGGGGACTTGTCAAGCCCCCTTCGATTATGTTATAATCTTCTTAAGTTACTTATATGGGCCACCAACATGTCTCATGGTCCCAAAAGCACTTTTTTCTCCTTTTGATTTTTTAACACCTCTTTGTGATGAAAGTTCTGCTCTTCTTGTAGATGTTTGTTGTCTTTCATCTGGAAAATTACGGAAATATTCTTTATTTCTTTTTCTAATTTTTTGGAGTGGTGTTAATCCTTCATCTTCTCTTGCTTCATTTACATAATACTCAATAATATCATCCCAAGTATACTCAGAGAGATCATATCCTTCTTCTAAAAGACCATCTACCCATTTCGAAACTTCTTCAGCAAGAATATAATTTTCATATTCTTCCATAATTACACCAACAGCAGATTCATCCATTTCCAACATGATATAATGTGCTTCTTCAAGACTATCTGCATGACCACGATCAATCAAGTAATCTAAAAGAATATCATAAGGTTCATAAGATTCTTTAGTAGTTGTGGTAGAAGATTTTTGTTGTTCCATTCTTTTCTTTGTTCTTTCTTGCTCTGCTTTAATATCTGCTTCTATGGAGTTAGCGTTAATTTGTGCAGTTGAAGATCCTTGAGTTGGAGTTTGATCCTGCTTTTCATAAGAACTTGGTTTTACTCTTGTCTGAGAGATTTCTTCATATCCAGATTGTCCTGGTTTTACTTTAGCAGCAAGTTTTGGGTTTAATCTTGCCCATTGTTGCATTGGAGTTTCACCAGATTTTGGTTTATCCTGTGATTTTGGTTTTGCTGCTGGAGCAGATACTTTAGATCCTCCTCCAGATGACGCCTTAGATCCTCCCCCAGACGCTTCAGGCGCTTTTGGAGTTGTTACTTCTGCTTTAGGTGGTTTAGCAGATTCTGGTGGGATCGTCGATGGAGTTTGCTTCGAACTATCAGTTGGTTTTTGAGAGCCTCCTGAACCAGCACCTGCCATCTTAGCACCAACAAATCCTCCAGCAGCACCTAATCCAAAGATACCAGCACCTTTTGCAATATTTTTGGCAACTGGATTAGTTGATATAGATTTTGCACCTTTAGCAATATCCTTTACTTTAGTAACTGCTTTAGATATTGCTGGTCTTACAACTGCACTTGCTTTTGTACCTTGCTGTGCAACTCTGGATGCTGCTTTTCCCGCTCCTTGCAAACCAGAACCAAGTCTAGCTAAAGGAGCAAGTCCTTTTGCTCCTTTAGCATATTTTGCGGCTTTAAGACCAGCTCCTGCAATTCTAAGCGCAGCACCAAGAAATTCATCAAGTTGTTGAAGTTGCTCTTCAGCATAATCTTCGGAAACTGTGCTTTCGGAAAGAACACTCTCATTAAATGACAAATACTTTTCTAAAATATCTTCTTCTGATGAGTCTGCCAAAAATCCAATTACAGCACTTACACTATAACCTTCATAAATCATTGATACTGAAATAGTAGATAAAATATCCTCTACCAGTTCTGCTGCTTCAGCATCATAATATTCAGAATCTTCATTTAAGAAATCTTGCTGTTGAACATTGATTTCTTCATACAAATATCCAACATTATGAATAAAATCTGGCGAAATATTAGACATGGTTATAGTTTTAATTACCTTTAAAGGTATTTATAAAAATCACCCACCAGGTTTCATTTTAACGCCAAGTGCTTTATTACGAGCAACATCAGATTGTTTTGCTTGTTGAAGTTTCTTAGCGGCGGCAGCAGTATCAGATTTCTTATAAGCACCAGCAAATAAAGATCTGCCAATTCTTTCTAGTGGATTGGAAGATGTTTGAGCAAGAGATTGTGGTGATGCTGCTCTCTTGTAAACTGCTTTACCACCTTTATAAGCAAGGTATCCAGTATCTTGCTTACCACCAGGTCCAGTTACAACAGATGTTTTACCTAACTGAGCAGTTCTTCTTTGTGCTCCTGTACCAGTTGTGATTGTATTCTTTTTAGTATCAAAGGTCGTTTTACCACCGATACCTTTAAGAGCACTACCAGATTGACTCTGACGATTTGCAGTTGCCATTGCTGCCTTTTCTTTACCAGTTGCTCCAGCAACTGTCTCAGACGCTTTTTTAGCAATGCCAGAACCGGCAAGATAACCGGCACCGCCACCAACTAAAGCACCTACTGCGGCACCTTTAGGACCCAATACAGATCCTAATTTACCACCTGCAGCAATACCTGCTTTCATTCCTGCCCATCCACCTGCTGCTTTAGTTGCTCCCATTGTAATAGCAGACCCGGTTTTACGACCTTTTGATTTTTGGTCCATTGCTTCTAAACCTGCCTCAAGTCCATAAGCAGCACGACCCAAGTTTCTACCTAACCCAGATGGAAATTTACCTTTAGGTGATGTAGGTTTAATTTCTCCAGGTGTTCCAGAAGGTGGTTTTCCGCCAGATGGTGGTTTTCCGCCACCTCCAGATGATCCTCCATCT